ATATTGATAGAATTTGAATGAGACGATAAATTATTTGTAAAGCTCAAATATAAGTCTCCAGTACTTTGATATAATGATATGTTTGTGTTATTTACCTTTTTTACATAATACTGACCTGTGGATATTCCTACATTGAGGGAATTTATATGAATTTTATTACCACTTAACAAATTATGTTCAATATCTTGAGAGTTGGTTAAATTTCGTGTAGTAAATGTTCTTCCCACACCAATGAGAATGTAGGTGTATGAATTTAATTTATTCACCTCAGAAGATACGGGCAACCCAGATGATGCTATGATTACACTATTATTAGATTCATTGAGATATGCATTTTGAATATTTGTGCAACTTGATGAATTTAACGAACTTTTACTTATCTTTTTCTTTAATTTCACTTTATTGAAATCTGGAACAATGTTAATTTGAATTCTATTTGAATCTAGTATATCAACAACTCTTGATGAGGTTGAATTATTATAAGCATCTAATAGTTCAACTTCATCACCAATCGTGAATTTAACATAATCTTTAAGTTCAATGATGTTAGATGTTATAGATTCAATCTCATGATAAGTAGAGTAATTGTAAATCCAACTCGAAAACTCTGGCTTATCTGTGAAATTTTCTCCAAAAGACGATAGAAAAATCATATCATTATTTTGAATGGTATTAGTTGTAGTGAAGTCAAAACTTTCAATCACATTAATGAGTCTAAATTGAATAATAGAAGCATCATCTAAAATAACTTGAAGTAGGTTATTTTCTATAATTTCATCTCCAGGTGATACATCTGAACTAGTAGTTACATTTAAAAATTGATTAATAGTTTTACCAGAATAAGAAATTGTATTGATTGTAAATGTCCCATCAAAATTCTTATTCTTTATGTATAATGTTCCAGATTCAGGAAAACCTATGGTTGAATCTACAATCAGAGTATTCACGAGGTTTTCTATAATGATAGTCTTTTTGGTTGGATTGAATTTGTAGATAAAAGAATCTGAATCTAATGATATTTCATACAGATTAAAATCATCTACGGGTCTAAATTCTACATTATAGATTGATGCGCTTGCAGTTACTCCACTTGGTAAATCTTGATAGATGGTATTACCAATAATTTCAGATGAATTAAAATTACCAATCAAGGGTTCTACTAGAATATTCTTTGTAACCAGTCTTTGATTATCAGAAGAACGAATTACATACTCTTGAGGTTTAATGATTGATACTTTGTCTGCGTATAAGATTTCAAATAATATCTTAAATGATATATCTGTACCTTTTGATAGATAGAAATCTCGAGCACGGGTTAAAATGAGTTCTAAGTCTATTTTAGAATTAAATTCTCGGTTTTCGAAATCAGGTAAATAATGAGCCTTAAACTTGTCAAATAGTTTTTGATAAAAAACAAGATTGAGATTTTTAACAACTGTGAATTTTGAATGCTCTTCCGATACCGTTTCTGAAAAAACTAACCCACTAATATCTGGAGTGTCATCAATTTTTGATACTCCACTAAATCCCCGTACACAACCAGTAAATGTATTAGTTGTAATACCAGTGTATGTAATAATTTCGTCATCAATTTGAATGAGACCATATTTATCAGGGAATCCTGTAGTGGTATTAACTTTGATTTCGTCATCAAAAGCTAAAATATCTTCAGTCAGAGTACAAGCGTTGATGTTGGTGTATAATCTTTCAGAAGCATAAGTTTCTATATTTTTATAATCACTTAGATTATTTGCAAAATCTAGAGTTCCAGTTGAATGAGTCTGTGAGATATAATATTGCGTTAGAAATTCTTTAAAAAGTGGCGAATCTGCTTCTAAGAAACTAGGAATCTGAGAACTTAAAATACTTTCTATTTTTACCTTTCTGATATTTGACATTTATCTTATGAAATTATTAGTATTATAACTTGAAGATACTATGTAATTTTCACCTGATAGATCATAACCAGACGCAAGAGTATCTTCTACCATTTGAACATTTAAATTAGTAGTGTTCAATATTAAGTATAACTCTCGTAGGCCAATAACATCATTAGATTCAGGAGTTGCTTCAATTTGTATTTCAGTGCCTTCATATGAGGTAATTATCACTGAATTTAACATAATTTCACCCTTTAAGTAGTTAATTTTTCCTACATTTGAAACTACATTAACTGGATTTTGATCTACGAGTTTAAAGAAATGAAGAGTGCCTTCACTTTCTGAGAAAGGAATATCACCAAGATATAATGTATCGTTTACATTTTGAATAGTGAATCCTGTAGATTTTATATTATAACCTCGTCCATCACTTTTTTTGATGTGAAATCTATTTCCAAAACAGACTTCATATGTTGCATTCTTATTTACTATTGGAAACAGATTTCTTCGGATTTTAACTGTAGTAATGTTTGAAGTGATACTACTACTTGTGTTATCAATCAATGAAGTCATCTTACTGTATTTGAATCGTCCACCAAATACATTCAAGTCATCAGATTTTGAATACTGTGTAATTGTATTAATTATGCTTGACCTTAAGCTGTTTAAATTATTTACCTTACTCTTGTTATAATACACAGAAGTGCTTAACTCAATATAAAGATACTTCAAATCTACTAATTCTGGTTTAATACCTGCAATAGAATATAGTTTAAGTTGCTTTAGAATTGTATCTTTTGTGGCTTTTGAGATAAAGTTACCATTCTTAGGTTTTACTGATATGAAAACCTTACCGTATTCTGGAATTGGTAGTTCTTCGCCTCCATATGCATTAACCGATTCTACATTTGGGAAAATGAATGGAATTAGGCTTTTATAATCGTTTGCAGAAACTGCTCTATACTGTGATGAATAAACTCTAGGAGCAAGATATTTAACATTATCAAGAGGTTCAATGTCATCGCCATTTTCAGATGATTGTATAGTAGTAACTAATGAAATACCAGTTGTAATGGGATTATCATTATTATCTCTAAGAGTTCCAGAGAAACTAAAATTTCTTGCACCGTTTCCTGCAAAACCATTTGTAACAATATAACTTACAAAAATTGCAGCACCATTCTCTGGTTTTTTACCTATGAGTCCATCACCAAAGATAATTTGATACTTCTCGTCTGAAACTTCTTGTAGTAAATACATTCTAGTATTACTACTTGCATTGAATATATTTGTAAATTGTTGATAATCTTCTGTTACATTTGTAATTACTTTTACTCTTACCGTTGTACTATCTACATTCGGATTTGGAATTACAAACTTCTGATTAGGTGTTTCGGAATTTACGTTAAAGTTTTTTGATAAATATGAGCCTTCATATATTTCAATATTCTCAAAGAGTGCATTTTGATTATCATCTACAGATACCGTAATGTCTTCTGGAATTGAAAAGATATAACTTCCACTCTGAACCAAGCCTAGCGCTACAATGCCCGATTTGAGAGTGATGGATCTAATTGTTTTATTTGGATCAATTACAGAAGTATTGACATTAAAGTTTACAACTGCGCGTGATGCTCTTTTTGATCTGGGTACGTATCCAATATTTCGAGCTAGTGATACAACATTCTCTCTTAAGGTTGCACTATCAATAAAGCTTTCATTTACCGCCATATTGGTATTATATGAGGTAATATATGAATTATATGCTAGAGTATCAATCAACACAGAAAAATTAGACCCCTCAAAGTCAAAATCCGTAAAGTTACTATTCAATCTTAAGTAATCTTTAATTTGAGTTCTTAAAGTATTAAAGTCTAAATTTGTGAACTGATTGAAAGACATTATAACCTAGTGGGTTGAAGTAAAAATTCTATAGTCTGTGTAGGAAGAGCGAGACCAACAATATCATATTGCATTCTGATATTTAAATCATTGGAGTCTACATCTATATCATAACTTACTTTTACTTCATTAACTCTTGGTTCAAAGTTAGTTAATAGTAATTTGATTTCATCTTCAAGTAAGTATGCAGCTTCATTTGTATTTAATTCAAACAAGGTTCGATCCAGAGATGTACCGATTAGTTTATTATAAAATCTCTCACCAATTTGTGTTCTAACTAAATTAATCACAGATTTTTTAATGGCGTCTTCATTTTGAAGAACTAAAATATCATTTGTGATTGGATGTCTCGAAAATGAAAAACTAATGTCTTTAAATTTTCTTGATATTTTAATCGCCATTAAAAAACTATGATACCACTACTATTTATTCACGAATAAACTTTTGATTCGGTCCAATTTTATAAGTGGGTTCAACGCCATATGAGAAATCTTCTTCTGAAGTCTCAAAGAGTTCTGTTTTTTTACTTTTGTCTACATTTGCAGGATCATACATCACTTCCTGAAGAATATGCTTGGGTTTAACTGTATAATCAGTGATTAAGCTAGTAGTACCCCAATGTTCTTTCATGTATTGAGTATCACGATCTACGGGTGAAATGGCCATTTTGTTAGTCTCCTTTCTTTAGTTAAGTTACAGGGGGAGTGAAACTTTTAAAGAGGTTTCTAAATCTCTAAAACTATCTATGTTTAGTGGCTTCCAACATAAACTCTGAAAAGGTTTTCATTTCACCTAAATCCTTTAGTCTTTGCTTAAGGTCGTTTATTCTTTTTATGGTGTTGGCCGATCTTGATACACTAGCATGAATTAGAGCATCCGTTGCATGACCAACAAGTTTACCTTTATTTCTTGCACTTTTTGCAACCTGTTGTTTTTCGGCTTGAATCTTTGGTCTAAATTTACCAAAAGGTGCTCTACTGAGTTGCTTCATTCGCGCACCTTTCGCTTGAACCTCTCGCACAAGTTCTCCAACTCTCTTCTTAACTCGTGCTTCTTTATCAGGAGTTAGTTCTTTAAAGTCTTCTGAAAAGGATTTGGTGAATTTATTATACGACATTTTTAAAACTATGCTTTTAACCTATTTATGTAGTGGTTAATTTTCCTCTGCAATACCCCAAGTTTTCTTTTCAACTTTACGAAGGCTTTTTAGCTCCTTATAAAGTTCTTTGATTTGTTGATAAGCATCTTCTGGAGAAATTTTATTATTTAGCTCAAGTCCTGCAATGAGACTGACTTTATCGCCAAAACGAGCAAGAGTCCTTTCATAGTCTGATAGATTTTTGTACATTATTTTTTAGAGAAACTCCATTTCAATTATAATGCATATGAGCAGGCATGTCAAAATAGTAGTGTTTTATTTTTTCTTATTTTTTGCTCTGATGATTGAAGAGGGTTTAACAATTCTATTCTTAGCATAATTAGTATCAATCACAGCATGACCAGTTCTTGTGTTATAAATGATTGGAGTTGCGATTGAAACTTGTGGTTCCTTGGTTAATTTTCTGGGAATGGTGTCAACTCTAGTGACTCTGTTGGAGGGTACAAGATAAGAAACTACCGAAGGTTCTTTACCTCTTTGTTTGGAAGTGAATTCTGCATATTTTCGAGCCTTAGTTTCATCAGGAGTTACATAGTGACCCGGACCTTGACTTCCTTCTTTAGAAGATTTTGGACCTGATCTACGAATAGATTCAATTGAGGCTCTATCAGACCCATGATGTAACCGAGTGAGTGCTATTCTTTGTCGTGCTTCTGCAATAAATTGAGTGTAAGTCTTCATGAAATTAGAAAGTCTACAATATATTTATTCTTAATTATCGGGATAACTGTCTCAATTTGTAATTTTCAGAGTTTAAGTACTTTAAAAGTTCAATTACAATAATTTTAGGATTTGCTGAACCACAAGTATAAGCATCAAAACTCAAACATCCTTCTTCAGGAAACGAATGTAGTGAAACATGACTCTCTGCAAGAGCAAATAATATGGTTACGCCTTGAGGAGTGAAACGATGAGTGAAAATATTCAAAATCGTCATATTTGCACGATGAATACCTTGAGTCATCACTTTTACTAAAGGCTCTAAATCGTTTAAAAGGTTAAAATTTACATCATACACCTCTAAAATGAGATGATTACCCATTGAGAACTGTTCCAATTACATAAAACTCCTAAAAAGATTATTTATTTTATCCAAAACCCGAGTCTATCCGAGTCGGGGTCATCAATATATCTATAATTTTTATAAAAACGAGGTTTTTCATCGTTCCAAACGGGTATTGCAATAGTATTTCCGTGTCTAAAATCGGGATTTGATCGAAAATGAATCTCTATAAGCTTATTTCCTATAAATTCGCAGTTAATGGTCTCATAATGACCTCTTAAATCTCTTAAAATTGAAGGAAATTCAATAGAACGGTTTACCTTACTCCAACAGTTCCATCTCGAAAGCGGGTTTTTTACGTTTCGATGACCTTTTACAATCAAAGAAGCTTTCTCATTGACAAAATCAACGCTCAAGTGCTCTTCTCCTTTAAAGATTTCACACCAAAACTCACCTGGATGTAGATGTTCTGTAGAAGATTCTAAGAACATGATGCGAGAGTTGCGACTCATTCCCATAAAGTTCACTGAAGGACGAACAATATAAAGACCCGAAGAATGAACTTTCATTCCAGCGGGTCCACAATTATAGTTGAGTAGTTTGGAAACTTGAAGTTTATTATAGACCCAAAGATCTCTTGAATCTATTGAACCAAATTCCTCTTCAATTTCCATTTATGAATTTCTATCAACGGCCTTGTCCACGATATTTAGGCTTTTTTCTATTAGCACTCGTAGCAGCGTGTTTAGTATTTCGTCCATCACCCTGACGAGTGTTTTTAGGACGACTTTCGATTTTCATGTCCTTGCGATTCATTTGTGCCATGGTGTATTTTTTATAATGTGATGTTTATGGGCTTTTATATCTTAGGTTTAAAGAATTGAAATGTCAAATAATAGAATTTTTTTCATGTCCTACTCTGCAGAGAGGATCCACCCAAATCTCAAAACCTGCTTTAATTGCATCCAAACAGAATGAGACATCTTCACCACACATGTCTTGAACTTCTCCATTTCCAAAGACTTGAAGCTTCGGTGCAAACCAAGGATACTTCATTTCGGGGTGCTCAAAGACGCCTTTTTTAATCAGAGTCCAACCAAAGCCAATATAATCCACTGTAAACGGTTTACGCCGCCTAGGAAGCGTCTCAATCGTCTCGTGATTCATTACACCCCCATTTGCCTTAAAGTCATTTTCGTCCAACCAGTGAGCACAGGAAGAGGTCTTACGGTCTTCTGTAAGATACCATCCAGAAGCAATATCTTTGTTCATTGCAACTAGACGATAAAAGTTTTCAGTATTAAAAACAATATCAGAATCAATCCAAAGTTGATAATCATAATTGATTTTACCATCCCAAGGAAGTTGATCTGGTCCTCTGAGAACATTTGCACCCAAGCACTTACAACGAGCAAAGTTGACCATTGAAGAATATTCTTGCTGAATGACAAGACCTACTCCATTTGAAACCAAGTCAAAGCACAGTTGAACAAAATTCTTCAGATAGGTATAAGAAACCATTCGACCAGGTAGACAGAATACTACTGTCTTTCCTCGAATTGCATCTTTAGCAGCTTGTAGATCAAATTCATTTTCATTTGGTGTCTTTTCTGGAAGTTTAGCCTTTACAGTGAATCCTTTCGGTGACATATAATTTATATTGTATAGATGTAGTTATATTTTCGACAAGTATATTCTATCACACTTGTCAATATTATCTAGTCCTTTGCCTTACTCAGAATGTCTTCTAGATTTTCTTTTAGACTGGTGTAGTAGAGTAGACTTTCATCGTTCTCTAAGCGGTATTCTATCGTCTCAATTAAGAGATCCTTTTCGTATTCGTCGAAATTCATTTTAGATGTTTAAGTAGTTTAACTTACAACAATTATATAGGATGTTAGAGAGAGTGATAGGTATAAAAGGTTTTGAGATTTTATAAAATTTTCCCCTGGGGTTTTTAGAATCCATTTTATATCCCTGGGAAATTTTCTCCTGGGGAATTTTTTAAGGGGATTAAACTCCTGGGAAATTTTTCTGGGGAATTTATATATTTGAAAGTGCTTAGCAACAGCCTTTACGAATTATGGGACTCCTAAGATTATATACGGGGCATCGGTTACCCCCATAATAATTATATAAACCCCAAAACACTGTCAAATAGTATAAACGAAGGATTACGATTCATAAGGTATAAGATATACGCCCAACGGTTTACTATAAGAATAACAAACAACCCCCAAAACACTGTCTATAAGAATAAACGAAGGATTACGATTAGCCCCCCTTCAGTTATACTCACTGGCCCCCTAATTAGCTGTCATGAGCTATAAGATATACACGAAGACTACGATTGCACCCTCCCCCAACTATACAAATGACGAAGACTAGCTGTTCAGTATAAACGAAGCGTCTTAATAGAGCTAATGAGCTATCATCAAGACGAATAATAGCCTCTACAGCATACACTAAGCCACCTAATAGTGTGATAATGAGTTACATCATAGACGAAGACTAGCTGTTCAGTATAAACGAAGCGCCTTAATAGAGCTAATGAGCTATACAATATAGACGAAGACTGCAAGATGGCCCATTCAGATACACGAATAGCTGTCAATCACAATCAGTGAGCTATTAGAATAAACTAGAAGAATTTAGACACAAAAATAGGCTAGGAGTGATGAGAATCCTAGCCTATTAAGGTATTCTATTGTGGTGATGCTTACCTTAGCATCAATTCAGGATACATCCTAACAGGATGAGGCCAGGATTCAATCCGACCCACAAAACAATTAAGCCCCCAGTGCCAGATAGGCTCTGATCTACCATCCCGAATCTTATCTAGTTCGTTTGTTGGATTGTTACTGTAGCCAACTGCCAGCCTATAGGTCTCACATTCTTCTGGCAGTTCGTCGCCTTGAATATCAGTAAGATACCATCCGATAGTGTCGTCGAGAATACCACAATCTGCGATAGTACTATCGGTGCAATTGTAAACTAGACCATCTATCACCATATAAAAACCTTTATAATATTGATCCTTGCCATCATCAAGATAGAAGTAAACCATGTTAATCTCCCCTTGCAGATCGTTGCAAGATCCACTTCCTACAGTTATTTCACTGTAAGTGTACAATCTATTATCATCATCATTAACTTCTAGCCAGGTAGCTAATTTATCATTCCAGCTATGATCATCATCACATATTGCCTCACTTAGATAGTCTGGCACTGCTATAGGCTTGCCATTCATAGACCTAGCAATATGCTCAGAGCGATCTATCAGTAAGCGATCAAACCGTGGATCATCACTATACTTGATGATGCCGTCAGGCAGACTGGGAGAATATGCTGGCTCTTTACGCTGCTGATAGATTTCATAAAGAGCATTAGCTGATTCGTACTCAGCTGTGGCCACTTCGGGATCTTGTGCTAGCCTTGCACGCTGGCTAGCACACTTCCATAGATTTAGGTAGATATCAGGGTCCCATGTTGCAAGTGTAGTAGGCTTGATGTTCAGATGAAGCTTAGCGGTCATGATGCATGAAGCGGTTTGACTCCTTAATAATAACCCCTAGAAGGACCCCTAGCAAGCCCAAAATGACAACATAAGCAAAGATCATAGAAGGCCATCAACCTATCAGAGCAGCTTATGAGTGAGTCTAGAAGGTGATCATAAGCTCTAGATACTCTCCCCCCTAGTACGTTAAGAGCGATTTAGGCACCTTCTAGGGCATTCTAGACACCTATAGGCGCTACTTCAATCGTGCATAGATTACAGCGGTTGCAATTAGCTTTTTCCCGTCTACACTCCATAGAATGGAGCTAGTGTAAGCACTGTGCTTCTTACCGTTTATGCTTACCCTCCCTTCTAAATTGTATAAACCGCTCTTACACTCTGCTAGGGTCCTTATTCCATACAGTGTGTAAGATTCTGCCCAACCTAGTGGGCTAAACTTTGCCACTATCACTGGCGCAATAAATTTTGTAGGTATCTGCCAAGGTCCTACAGTTTGTAGGATGCCGCGATTGTCTTCTATTGTTAGATTGATGTAATCCCTGAATTGCTGTGCTGTGATGATAGTTGAACCACTGCCAGCCTTGATTGTCAGCGGTTGAAGTAGAGTAGCCATGGGATGATGATGATGGGATGAGATTGAATAAGGTTTAGAGTTTATACTTTATTCTTTAATCTCCTTCTATTCAATTCTTGAGCATAAGTAAGCAACTGATCTTTGTAATAATTGCTTACTACATCGCCCTGATAACCTTCAAAATTCTCCATACATTGCCGACAATCTGCAATTGCATACTTTAACTGTGGTACTGTAGACTTCTGGGCCAGCTCTTCCCATTTTGTGAAGTCTGAAGCTGTAGCATGATTGATTGTGGAAGACATTAGATGAGAGAGAGAGGATGATGTTGAGATTGTTAAAGATTAGCCTATTGCCGGAGAATACGGATAACGTGCAATTGTTCTAGCTTCCTTTAGTGTTTTGGCTGTTCTGTAAACATGAACAGAATTTATACCTAGATCATTATCTAGAAAACCTGTAATAAAATAGCAGCAGTGTTGCCATGTTATTTTAAGGCCTGTTGCTGTTGTTTCAACGTAGCCTAGCTTAATGTCATTAGAGCTGAGCTTGTTTGTGTTTGTGGGAGCCATGGGGGATGATTAGAGGATTGGAGAATGGTGAGGAGAATGATGAGATTATTCTGCAGATGTTAGATAGAATCCTGCAGATTCCCAACACATTACAGAATCTAACTTTGCACCATCTAGGAGGATTCTAGCACTATATTCTGAAGTGCTCACAAAATAAGAATCAATCTCTCCATCCAATACATAATCTCCAGAATATTCAGTCTCTATCCAATTCTTTATCAAGTCTTCTAGGTCTAGTATGGTATCATCTATAGGGATAATCCAATACTCACCTGATCGATTCTCCACTATGTGCAGGTAATTTTTCGGCAGATGTTCAGCAATGACAAGATGGAATTTTGTCATGGTGGTTTTAGAAGGTGGTTGGATGGACTTGTAAAGCCTAGCACGGCTAGAAGACCTTCTAGGCGGTTTGGTTGATTAGGATTGCTTATGAGTGTCTGTAGAACTGATTAGAAGCACTCATAAGCACTGTCTGTAGAATAATTAGTAAATAATGCCAGTTCTCCACCATAGCAAACACCTAGATGGATGCCGCATAAGATTCTTCCACATTTTTTCTTCCTCCTTTATACCTCTCCAGGCCTCTCTTATAGCTTTCTTCGTGGAATACAATAATGTAAATCTATCCGGCCTATTACCAAACCTGTACCGCTTAATGTGAGCTATGGCAGCATTCAACTCTTCTTCATCATGTTCCACCAATTCAAGTGGTATATAATTCTCACACCAATTAGTGAAGGAGTTATAATAATCATGTGGGCGATTACTGCAATCGCTCCCCCAACTAGAGTAACTCAATATTGTACTATAATCTTTACTTACTGCCCAGTGTTTAAACCTCATAAAATATATGTCATTGCCAAAGACTTCTTTTACCCTGACGCAGTGGTTATATTCTTCTATCCCACTAAAACCATATTGAGCATCACGTAACACTTCCAGCTCCTCTGGGGTGAAATTGGAGCTTTTAGGATAAGTTGAAGTTGCCATGGTGGGATGGTTTGTGAAGGTGGTTGAGTGGAACCTTGTAAAGCCTAGCACGGCCAGAAGGCGATCTAGGAGTGATGAGCGATTAGGATTGCTTATGAGTTTCTGTAGAGTGATAAGCAACCCTTATCAGCTACGAAGAATAGTTTAGACGGAAAGGTAGAATAATAATTCAATAAACACTCATAATTCGATCATATCCGCCATAGAATTCTTCAAGGTTTACTATACAATTCTTAAAGTCTACAGTAAGTATAGCTTCATCTGCAAGTTCAGCACCTTTGATAAACCTGTCAGCTTGTTTAGTTATCTCATTAAAGAGATAGATATAATTATATCCAAGATGACCGAATCTCTTACGGAATAATTGATGCCCCTTGGCAATATGTCCAGCCATAGAATCAATATCAAAATTATACCCCTTTGGTATAGTATTATATGAATCATCTTCAAGCTCATTTATAGCTTCTAGTAGACCTTTACGAATGGCTATTTTTATCTCAGCCATTAAATCTTTATCTTGAAGGTAGCTTTTACACTTTGGAACATTAAAGGTACCTGTATTAGTTGAGAATGAAAATGTCTCCCCTAGGGAAGCTGTAGCTAGGCTGCAAATATCATAGGTAATATCTTCAAATTTGAAACGACGACCATAAGAATTATGCCAGCCATACTCTATTCTTCCTGCAATAACCCCACCTAGGGCCATAAGCTCATCTACGTAGCCATTGTGATGAGGAATGACAGGATGCTCTAGCAGATCATGCGCTAGAGTGAAGCCTGCCATTGCAGGCTCAAAATAGTCTCTAGTTTGAGACTTGATGATGATGCCATTACCTCCAAACTCTAGATGTTCAGCAATGACAAGATGGAATTTTGTCATGGTGGTTTTAGAAGGTGGTTTAGGCTTGTAAATCCTACCAGCTCCTAGAGAGGTTAGGAGCCTTTGACCGATTAGGATTGCTTATCAGACTCATAAGCAACCCTGATCAGCCATAGAATTGTTTCAATTCACTGCGAAACATTCATAAGGCATAGGATTATGCTCATCAAACCAATCAGGACCTAAACAATAGGACATTACTGCTCCTTCACTTGTAAGATCACCAGCCCCAGGAGCGCATGGTGAACAGAAGCTAGTTAGAGCATAATACTTAGATTTTGTTATAAAAATGCTACCATCGGATGTAGTATGAAACTCTACAGCATCATCTTTATATGAATACCTTACACAATCTCCAGTAGATTCATGTTCAAATTCCAGATCATCTACAATAGATTCTGCTATTTCTTTAGCATCAAAGCTTGTAGAATAATCTTCAAGGACTGATTTAATTGCAGCACTAAGCTGATCTTTAATATTCTCTATTGTTTCCTCATAGTCTACATCAACTCCATCCGAAACAATAGTATCCCAAGAACCCTCTCCTAGATTGTTTACTGGGATAACTTCATAACGAATACCATTTTGAATATCGTAGTTTGTTTTACCGAAGCCGTAGTCAATTCCAGGGTTTGCCATGATGGTGAGTGGTTGAATGAGACTTGTTAATCCTAGACGATGATGGGGCTGATTCTAATCAGTGAGAATGCATCCTTACCGCCATAATGTAATTAAAAGCATTATCAATAGCTGCACCCAAAGATATAATAACCTTTAGAATGTTTAATACTTACATATTCAGACTTATACTCTCCTTCCCATAAATCTTGCCAGTTAACATAGTTGTGAAGGTGTGAATCTTCACCTATATTTTTTTCTATGTTTTTAGCGAATTCTGCTTCTGTAGAATAGTTACCACGGTATATATCACTAAATTCATCTTCTGTAAGTACTTGACAGTGATACTCACAAATAGCTTGATAAGCATCTTTATCGTTATTCTCTTTAGTATCAAGGTATTCTACAATTGTAGACCAATCAGGTTTTTCACTTGTTAGAAAGGATGGTATTCCTGTCCAATTCGTAACAGTATAATCTACACTACCGTGAAGAATAGTTTCAATCGCTGACTCTATTTCTTCAACAGTTGTAACTACATCTAAATCTATCCATCTACCATCATCGGATTCTAGGCATTCAATATAAGCACCATGCTCTTTAGGTTCATCATCTAGAATAGGTTGAGGTACCTTAAAGGTACCTAGTGCTTGCATTTTAGCAGTGTAGAATTCTACATAGTTAGTCTTACCATTATCTTTGATGTATCCTGCACCACGAACTAGATTAGTCTTTGAGTCTTCATAATGCTCTGCACAATAATCCAGAAGCGCTTGACCAGTGAGTTTAGTCATGGGGATGGTTTGTGAAGGTGGTTGAGTGGACTTGTAAAGCCTAGGGCATGATGGGACTCCTAGGTGGTTTTGACTGATTAGGATTCCTTATGAGTGTCTGTAGAACTATTAGAAACACTCATAAGCTATATCACTATGCAGAATTGTTTAGATTGCTCTACCTGTGCATTCTACCTCATTTTTAATCATCGCAATTGCCCATAGTGCGTCTTCATGATCAAAATCTTTTTCACACTTTTCATAAGTTTGGAGAATTTCTTTGATAGTTTCCAGTGCAGAATAATCACTGCGATTGATGTTTTCTTCAGGATTCATGATTGTAGTGTGGTTGAGAGAGAAAGAGAGTTAAACTAAACTGACTGACCAGTAACCATTAGAACAGTTTGACCAGAAGCTGTAGACATACCACAATCAATTACACGAATTAATCCACGTTTTTGTAGCGAATATGCTACTTTGTTTTCACTAGGATCAATGCTATAGGTTTGATTAAACCCATAGCGTTTCATGAAGTTTAGCATAAACAATTGACGATGACCTAGTGGCTGGGTAGTGGTGGTCATGATCTTGTAGATGGTTTAGGCTTGTAAATCCTAGCACGGCCAGGGAAGGTCTTTAGGAGTGATGAGCGATTAGGATTGCTTATGAGTGTCTGTAGAATAATTAGGAGGATGCAGAATAATATACCCAGTGATAAGAGTTACGGGAACTACCACTAGAGTACCTACAACAAATCCTAACCATAGAATTGATAGAATAGTTCTTAACATAACTTATAATTCATTAAATTTCTGTAATTATAGCAATAAGAAAAGCAATAGCAATTACAAGTAGAACACTTATCCACAGTGGAGACAAAACCCATACCCAAGGCCATGTAATGTAGCCAGTGAGTTTAAGGCCAACAAATAGAACAGTAAGCCAACCTGAGAGACCCATTCCAGAATTTACAGAAGTGTTGTTTTTGTTTGACATTTTAGTTAGTGAGAGAGGGAGAGAGAGAAGAGAGAAAGAATTATCCTTTACTTAGTAAGTGTAGGATAATTTTCATTTACTAAGAATTTTGTAAGACCATAAGTAAGACAAACAGGCCAGGCTATTGCATTGGCGACTATATTTAATCCATTCGCACTAGAATAACCACGTTCAATCATTGTTCCATTGAACGTTACACTGTAGGTTATACCTACAAGAATGTAAATGAGAGCTTTCATGATGATGTTGAGATGATGGTTGAGAGAGTGTGGTGAGTGAATAATTCGTTAAGTATAATCAGATAGAGTCATTAACTCTGACTCCAGTTCTATACGAATCTTTTGCAGAATAGATGATTTAGATGATTGAAGAATGTTTGTCAATTCAATGGCATCTTCTCTGTTTATCATACTCATAATTATCTCATAATGATCAAATTCTTCATTGAAGTAGATTGACATGATGTTTGGTGAGAAGAAGAATAATTTGTTAAGTATTATAATTATTCAGTCGTCTAATAGTTTAAAGTCATACTGAAGAATATCTTCATCCTTATCATGATTTAAGGAATCGTTGATAGTATCAGGTATAAACTTGCGAGGATGTGAACCCTCTTCCAATTCAAGAACTAGAGTAACCTTCCAACGTTTGGTGGTGGTCATGATGAGGTTTTGAGTTGACTTTGTAATCATAACAGGTCCTTAGGGGGGAGTCAAGATGGGCTGTGACAGTTTGAGAAGTGGCTTAGGGGGCTTGACAAATGCTTAGCGGTGTGGTAGGATTATTATAAAACCTTGGATGACGATTATAATAACTATTTAATGATCGCATAATAACCATTAAATGAAAGGTTCATAAGTTTAGCCTATAAAGTGCTTATAATAATTAGATAAGATGTATATAAGTTTAGCTTATAAGGTAGTAGCTGTATAATAATCATGGTAATTACATAATAGTTACAATAACTATACATTTATTTTAACATTTATTATTATCATGAATTCTATTACCACTCTCATCAAACCAATACTCATTACCTACATCATCTCTATAATAAACCACTGAATCTATAGAATCATGAGCCCACCAATACTCATGACCAGTATCAGAATATCTCCTATGAGTTACGTTACCTCTACTATCGTACCACAGCTCATCTCCATTTGAATACCTTCTGTAAAGAAGATTACCACTAGGATCTTTTATAAGTATTTCTTCTGATAGAGGTTTCATCATTTGACCATATTCATCATAAAGATACTCTTGTCCTTTTTCGTCCTTATGACGAATTAGATTACCTAGTTCATTATACCAATATTCTCTACCTGAAGGAGAGTATTTACGATGTATAATAATACCTAGTTCATTATACCACTCTTCATTACCATCAGGAAACTTATAATAAATTCTGTTACCGTGAATGTCGGTTTCTTCAATTATTGTGGTGGTGTTCATGATGTTTAGGTTTAGTAATTAGAATATAGGTACTGAATAAAATCATTCACTTTTGCATCATCGTAAAAACAATTCACTTCATCTGGTATAATAATTTCAGAATGAAATTTATTCAAATGATAAATTAGAAACTGTCCATACCTAAGTCCATATGAATTAGACCTATACATCTCATTCACTGTGATGAGATAATCATGAGGATTAAACTTTTTTGTCCAATCGTAAGTCATGGTGTTTTGGTTTTAGATTGTTGAGCGGTGGTTTAGACTTGTTAATCCTAAGGTCTTGGAGTGAGAGGTCTTGAGGATGTGCTGTGCGGCAGTTCTCAAAGTGGCACACACAACCCTGTTTCTACTTAAGATAGGGATTAGTAGTGTGAGTCTTATGATTTGTTATCTCACCGTATTCAGTATCATAAGTATACCACTCTTCATAGCCAGTATGATCTTTATAATAAATGATTTCTCCATTGGAATCATAAGCCCACCAATACTCCACCCTATTAGAACGTTTAATGTGTATCAGATGACCTTGTTCATCATACCACCTTTCAATATCTCGAATAACATCCAATTCGTGAATGAGTTTACCTTGTGCATTATACCATCTTTTACCTCCACATGAATCAATCTCACAAATTACGTTACCTACAGAATCATATTCATATCCTTTACCATCTACAGCACGCTTTCGATAGATTAAATTACCACTCTCATCAAACTTATACTCATTACCATTTGCATACTGAAGGTGATTGACTTTTCCTTCTTTGCTTTCATCATAACTCTGAATGGTTCCGTCTGAGAACTTAGTGCGAATTGTGACTCCCATTGCATCATACCATTCTTCGGAACCATCAGGTTCTTTACGGTGAATTAAATCACCGCCATCATTATACCAATATTCACAACCCTCTTCATTTTTAAAGTAAATTTTAATACCGCCATCATTCCATTTTCGTTCATAACCGTTTGAACACTTCATGTGTATTTGTGTTCCACTTGAGTTATATTCATACCACCATTCAAGTCCACTTGAACACTTCTCATAGACGACTTGACCGTTTTCGTTCTTTTGTTTTGTGAGTGTCATGATGATTTCTGTAGTTGAGTTTAGATAAGGTGTTCTCAATTCAATTTTTATCAAGCTCAATAGTATGAGTTATATTACCCTCTTCATCATACCATTGTTCAAACCCATTTGAACTTTTATAATGAGTTAGATTGCCCGTTAGAATATTATAAGTCCATAACACTTCAGGACCACGTTCATGCTTCATATGAATCTTATTACCTCTATCATCATACCAATATTCACGACCGCTTGAGTCTTTTCTATAACTTGTGTTACCGTTCGCGGTTTCTTCAATAATGATGTTTGAGTTGTTGATGATCATGTGTGTGTGTGTGTGTGTGAAAGAGAGGAAGAGTGAGAGAGATTTATATTACACTAACTCACATATTTAAATACTGTCTTTAATTAAGCCGTACTCATCATACAGATATTCTTGTCCCTTTACATTCCGATAACGAATGAGTAATCCCATATCGTTATACCAGTATTCATTCCCACTACTAAACCTCTTGTGTATTAGAGTACCTTGTTCATTATACCAAGATTCTTCATTGTTTAAGTTTTTATAATAATTTAGTATACCCTTTGAATTGTACTCAAATATCACTAGACCATTTGAACTGGTATAACGAATTAACGCACCCTCTTCGTTATACCACCACTCTTGACCATATGCATTTTTGTGACAAGTAAGATTACATTTTGTGTCATAATGAAAGACTTCAGTTTTGGTCATGTGTGTGAGAGTGAGAGGTTTGAACTTGTTAAGATTAAAAATATTCTTCACTTATACCAGTATATCCTTTCCATATAAAATTACCCTCTTGTGTGCCGAAGATACCTGTACGAATATAACCATTTTCCAACACCAGTCCTACAGAAACTCGGTCTGGCCATTGGAAAACATCAGAGGGAACGTCCGTAGGATCCACACAACAAACTTCAACTTCTGTTACTCCGTCCACTGATCTGTAAATGGACGAACCATAGAGTTCTGCTGCGCGAGGGCTATACCAGGCATGAAGATGCATTTGGTTTGTCATTTTTGTGTTGAGGTGAGAGTGAGGGGAAGGAGTGGAAGAAAAATATCTTGAACAATAGCGTCAAGAATGTCTGAGCTAATATTTAAGTCTTCCTTGCGATGACCAAATAAAGAATAAAAATTGCGACAATGAATCACGTATACATCGCGAAGAGCTTTACTGGCCCCTGTTAAACTAGAGTGAAGAGAGTCAACTTCTTCTGGTGATAGAATTGTTGTGACATTATAAAGAAGCTCTCTGAATGACCGAATATTAGAACGGTCGTAGCGTCCATAACGCTGGCCACGATCTTCAAAGGGTGCTGCAGTTCCTAACAGCGATCGAAGTAAGTAAACGAATCTATCAAAGGCCCCTTGAGGTGGACCCCCATAACGAATACTTTCATAATTGAGATAACATTCGTTACGCAAACCATTACGAATGAGATCAATGTCAAATTTCATGAGTTTACTCTTCGGGTGTGAGCGGGGTGAGTGAACTTGTTTAGTCTAGGACCTTAGAAGCGTTTCTGGGATAGGCACTGTGCCAGTTTAAAAAGTGTCTCTCACACTCACAGTGCCTCTCTCTCAAATTATATCATACCACCATTTATCTTCCTCATCTTCAATCTTAACACTATGATCTGGTTCAGGTTCACACCACCAACACTGAACTTCATTAATTATATTTTTTCTCCAACATCTCATACCGTCCTTATAAACACCTTCACCTTCAAAATGAGTTTTAACGCCATGAGCATCATAAAAAGTTTTAATTCCATCAGATCCCACAGAATGTGTCAACTTTCCCCCATGAGAATCGTACTTAAACCATTCACAAAAACCATCTGGATGGGTAATCTGAATGATATTACCCGTTTTCTCATCTTTAGTGAGAATTGATTCGGTAGACATGATGTTTAGAGTTAGGGGGGAGGATAGAGGTTTTCTCAGTTAGCAAGAAGATTTTTAATTTCGTAGACCAAATAGAGTTTAGGAGCAAACCAAACCATTATCAGGTTGTTAAAATTAGAGAGAGTCCATAAGAACGAAATGAATGCTGGAAGCACACAAAGGACAATGTAAAGCAATGTAGGTCCAAAGTTAGGCCAATTCTCATCAAAATCAATTGATTCTCTATTTTTGTACCCAAAAACGACAGCTGAAATAATCAACGTGATACAAATCACATATCCAAGAGTTAGACTAACTCTATTATAGGCAATGTATTGAGTTGCAATGTCTGGTAGTTGTTTTGACGCATAATCACCAGTTGCACTCAGCGCACTTTGAATACTGCTGAGAATTTCTACAATTTTGTCGTCAAGAGCTGGTTTGTTAGTCATGATGATTTTTAAATTGAGTTTGAACTAGAAAGTTGTGTAGGATAATATGAACAATCTGAGAGTGAGATAGCTGTTTTTAAATCACTCAATTGAAGTTCTTTTTCTCGTCGTTTATACCAACGCCCTCTTTCTATAAATTCTGGACTGTTTATATTTTGAGGATTACCTATCCATACATGTGCAGTATAAGCACTCATAGAGGCTCTTTGAGCAATTCTAGAAGAGTACAAATATGCATACTCATTATTGGCAGCTTCGGCTGCTAAGGAACTATTATAAAAATCAAATGAACCTCGCCTATTAGATTTTTCAAAACTTTCTTTAGCATTTACTGATGCAGCAGACATTGCACCTTCCAATTTAGAACTTATCCAACTAAGGTGAAGAAGATCATCTTTAGCACTCAATCTATCTTTCAACAATTTATTTACAATCTTTACATCCTGATTATAGTTTTTTAGTCTATCTGTAATAGAAATCAAAAACAAATTCCTACAAAGATCCTTCTTAAAATAATAAGGCCAGTATTCTTTGCTTAGACTCAAATCTTGAGCAAGTAAAAGAAACCACCCAGGATAATGCAAGTGAACTACTCTACCGTGAGAGTCTACTCTATCCAAATTCAAATAGTTCATTTCAATTACCCTATGAGGGGGGAAAGAGGGAAAAGAGAGAGAGAGAATGGAGAGATTAAGATTTAATACCAGTTGACTGCAATCTCTTGAGCATTAACACCCAAGAAAGTGTAAGCGTGAGATTTTGGAAGTGGTCTATCCAGAATCTCACAACACCTTACAAGTTCTCTATCTTTTGCTTGAATAGTGGTTATATGTGCATGGTACTCGTTTAAAAAGTATTTCAGGTTATCATCGCCAATGTAACTAGAGTATGTCTTTTTGAGTTGGGGGCAGCAAGCTTTAAGCATTGTAGGTAAGAGATGAGTTTGAGTGTTAAGAGTTATGAAGATATTTTTCTAGCGCCTAGGCCCGCAGTCATAAACTAAGTCTTTATCAAAAGGCCAACTGCAACGTTCCACTTTAGGTAGAAATACTTCGTTGCATAGCCCCGACGAACCTGTAGAAGATTTAGGTGTTTTTCGTAGTGCTGCTAGTTGTTTTAGTGCTTCAGCAATACGTGTACACTTATCTACCCATTCTTCATAATCATCATCACATTCTTCGGCGTGTGCATGTGATTCCACCCAATCAGCAAGTGTTAGGGCTTCTTCGTGTTCTACTTTAGGTGCGTTGGTTTTCATTAGGGTTAGGGTGAGAAGAGTTAAAGGACTAAGAATCGGCAAGTGCTTGAGCACCTTCAATATCACCAAGTGCTCCTAGGACTGCAATACCGAATAGCTTATTAGTATGATTACTGGAATGTTCCACTATCTTAAAATATTCTTCTTTATATTTACGAAGTTCTTCAACCTCAGCCTCTAATACTTTTATTTTTCTGTCCATTCGCAGTACTTCAACAGCGAGAAATCTACAACACTTGGGCGAGAATCTTCTTCGTGATACATGAGGATTAAAGTGATGGGTGATTTTAAAGAAGCTACATCAAGTTGACAACTTATAATCATCATACACCTTCAAACAATACTCATAGACTATCACCAAAGATACACATACCTCCACTGTAAGCTGATACAACTCTTGAAGCGCTTCAATTACTTTTGGTGTATATCTGATAATGAAACTTTGAGTCACATTCAAGAGAGTCGCACAGCGCTCACTCATATTGCGTTTTTGCCATTGTTGATAAATTACAGTTGCAACTGCTGGAATAAGCACTGCAAGTGTAACTAACCAACTGAGAGCCGTGATTGCATGTTTTTGATAGTCAAAAGTCTTTAGCTGTTGAAGTTGAGCTTGAAAGAGTTCAGAAAACATGGTGTGGTGTGTTTGGGTGTGGACTTGTTAATCCTACAGTGTTAGAAGGGTGGTTTGGGAGTGGTCGTGTGCCAGTTTCTAAACTGGCACAGGGCATTTTATGAGTCTCTCACACTTCAGATTCTTTATAAGAAATCACATTCTCCCATTTCTGCACATTCATATTTATATGGAGCATATAAAGTAAGATCATTAGTTGATGGATCAAAATAGAGTATTTCACTTACAACCTCTTCAGAAGAATGCCAGTATTCCCACCCGCTTAGCCATTTTACATGATACTTCTTACCGTTTACATGATACCAGCGGGTTAATCCATCCTCATCTAAACTACAAGTCATTATACCTTTATCCTTAAACCTAGCCAATGTAGGTAATCCATGCTTCTTTGCAATTTGTTCTGGAGTGTAGTTCATGTGATTGTTGAGGTGGTGTGTTTGGGTGTGGACTTGTTAATCCTACAGTGTTAGAAGGGTGGTTTGGGAGTGGTCGTGTGCCAGTT